TTAAACTTTTACAAATTCGCCGTTTTCCTGTTTAATAAGTGCATTACCATTTTGATCTAAAACTGGCAAACCTAATTTAGATTGTAGTGAAGGATGTAATAATTTTTGGTCAACTATACCTTCATTAATAGCCTTTAAAAGCATATCTTTTAATTTTCTTTCATTATAAGTTCTGACACTTTCAGATCGTAAGGAAGAAATAATCAATTGAGATACTTTTCCCAATTTTTCATAATTTAAATCAACTAAATCATTATGTAATTTAGACAAAGATTCAATAATTGTATCTCCTTCCGTTACTGCAATCGGCAACCCTAAACTATCTACATCTTCTTTTGAAAAATAAACAATTTGAATTCGATTAAGTCTTTCTAATTTCGTATTGGTAATCAAAGCAAGAATAGCTTTCTCTATTTCAGCATCAGTACAATTTTCAACTGCCCAAACAGATAAAGTATTTTGAGAAGTTTTTAAACAAGTAGTTAAGGCATCGGCTCTGACAAAAGGTATAATTTCTGAATCCAGTGCTTTTTCTGCAATTTCCTCTTCAGAAGGCCATTTTGCTTTACTTATCTTTCTTACAAAAATAGTCATATTAAATTAACTACCTTTATTATCTTCTTCATACAATTCAACCAATTCTTTTCTATAGTCATCAATCCATTTTGGAGTTAACTTAGAGTGCTTCAGTACATTATTATATGATGGAAGCATTAATTTCTCTTGAATTCTTAATGCATATTCTTTGATTTCAGTATCTTTATGATTAAGAACGATAAGAAAATTAGTTAAAAATTGATGATCAATAAAATCAGGAGCAATATTACCTAAAATTTTTAAAATATTAAGAAGAACCTTTGTGTTATCAAAAGAATCAATAATCCATTGGCTAATTTGTTCTTGAACTTCAACTTTACTATGTTTATAAAAGTTGATTAATTCATTTTCAATAGGTGAAACATAATCGACTGGCACATCTTCATATCTCAGAAAATTATCAAATTTATTCTTAAAAATATCAAATTCTCTTTTAATTTGCTTTAAGCTCTCTTCCCCTATCTTTTGTTCTATAACAGTGGGGTCAGTAATACTAACTACGTCTGTATTTAAGTAATCTTTTAAAAAAGACTGTATCTTATCGGTTTGCCAAACCGTTTTTATTGTTTCAATCTCGTACTTAGTGATTATCTTTTTATGATTACCACTTTCATACATAGTATTATTAGATAAATTATTTGAATAGTTCATATAAAAAATCTTACATTGATTCTAAAATAAATTTCTTTGAAGCATTTATAAACTTTACTACATCCTTACTTGTAAATCTAAAAACATCCTTAGTAGATAACGTATTAACATCATAAACACTTGCTAGAGTATTTCGAGAAACTCCTGATTCATGAGTTACATAATCTTTTGAAACAGATAAATTTACCATTTCATTTAGTTCCGCCATAGCAAAACGAGTAACTTTTCTCGATCTATTCTCAATAACATTTCGATCTAATTCTTCTGAAGTACAATACTCGCGTAATGTAACCTCATTATAATCCTCCCTAATAAGAACTAGCCCCAATCTTTTTGATTGTTTATAGTTTATATATGGGGTCAGATCCGAAAACGATTTAAAAAACTTTTCAAATATACTTTCTAATTCCTCTATTTTCTCAAAGGAATTTAAAAATACAAGTGAATCATTTCTAATTTGGTAGGTACATTTTTGATTGCTACTAACCAAATCAATAAATTTAGTTATCTTTTTTGTTTGAGAACCATCCTGAGAATTAATCTCAATTAATTGTTCAGTTATTTCTTTTGGAAACAACAAATGATTTATAGCAAATTCTTTTACTAATTTATCAAGTGTTTCTGGCTTAGATTGAATGGGGGTTAAACCTCCATTTATAACAATTTGTAATTGGAAAACTTGATCGTTCATTGTATTGAAAGCAAAATATAATTAAGTTTTATTTTACAGAATACACTACATCTGAACAATCCCCCCCCTAAAATTTAAAGATTATTACCAATCAATCCTATAACTTACCTATAAACTTTTACAACTACCTCACTATACGTCGAAGTAACTGTGCAGTCTTGAGTAGAATGCACAGTAAAATTAGGTACTTCACATTGATACTCGATTAGCAATCCAGCCATAGAAAAATTGTTCTTGGCTTGGATTGCGCTCACAGATTTCAATGTAACGCTGACCTTGCATAATATTCAGAACTCGAACTAAAACTTTTTCTCCTTCTTTCCCGCGTTTGACCAAATAAGTTTTGAGTGCATTAAGAGTTGCCGGACCATATATCCCATCTACTGATAAATCTGGCCACCCTGCTTTACCATTGTTATTTAGGAGATTCAAAGCACGTTGTAAAAGAGGTTTTGCAAATCCGGTACCGCAATTCACACCAGTGTCTAGAAGCTCTTCAGCTACAGCAGAAGAAATGATATTCACCTGATCAAAACGTGGGGCTGTCCAATAGTTTTTGCGATAAATTGCTTTGGCCACTTCAAGAGGCAAATCTTTCATATTGCCCTTAAAACCATTTGTACGTGCTACAGCTTGAGTAATACCGTATTTGGTTGCACCGCCCCGATCAGCTGGGTTATTTACATACCCGCCTTCACGCTTAATTAATTCATCAAGATATTGTTCAATGTTCATTTCACTTTCCTTTAGATAATAAAAAACCGCCCGAAGGCGGCATTAACTGTTTTCGATATCTCTTTTAGCTTTCTTAACTTCTTTAAGTACTTCAATAATCGTCTTACCTTCCTGTTTGTTAATGAAGTTAAAGATCCAGCGGACTAAAGCCCAGCCAGGTAAACCACAAACAAAGAAGAATCCTCCAAGAGCAATCATCCCCCATATATCAGTAACCCATTCATGAAGCCCCCATTTCACGATAATGAATGAGCCGCCAGCGAGGCTTGATACAACCGTACAAATCAAGCCCACTGCCCACTCTTGTGGTGAGCGTGGCATACGTGTCATTAATACAACTGCTACAACCAAGCTGGCCGCCAAAGCCACCACAATTGCAAAAGATAGAATTCACTTGCTGGATCTGTTTGAGCCGACATTTGAATATAAATCGCACATATACCCTAACTATGAAGCGCCCCTATTATTCTCTAAAAAAGAGCAAATGGAATGGCGATTAGCTCGTTTTGGCCTAGTCGCTCCATGGGTTAAAGATCTTAAAAAGGTCCACAATACTTATAACGCAAGAACTGAAACAGTTCACGAAAAGCCTAGTTTTAAAAATGCATGGAAGAAAAACCAATTTTGTTTAATTCCTGCATATGTGATATTTGAACCGAAGTATATTAATAACAAGCCAGAATGGTGGGGAATTTATCGGAAAGATGATATGCCTTTCACTATCGCAGGCATTTATGAATATGCTGTAGTAAACGGCGAAGAAATCAGATCTATGAGCATGCTCACAATTAACTCTGACCACCACCCTTTCATGAAGCAATTCCACGCGCCTACTGATGAAAAGCGCTCTATTATTGTTATTCCACCTGAATTAAGGGAAGAGTGGCTTCACTGTAAACATGAGGAAGCAAAGGACTTTTTCCTAGATATGCCAGTTGATGAATTCACCGCTCAACCTCGATCAGAACTGAAGAATTTCCGACCAAATGCACAATGACAGACGTCAATTTTTGACTTCTATTTGTTTATCCACAGCTTTTTAAATTTGAATTTATGCTCATCTCTAGAATATCATCTTGATTATGTAACGAAATCAAGGAGTAACTATGAGCATTATCCCCAATTCCATTATCGAAATTAAACCACATCTCAATGCTGGCAAGGTATTGAGTGAGGTTGAATCCATAAAATTAGTTTCACCTACTACTTTTTTTTCAATACCTTTAGCTATAGAAAAAGTTTCAGCTGGTTTTCCCTCTCCTGCTCAAGATTATGTTGATCGAACTCTCGACATGAATGAGCACCTAATTAAAAATGAAGAAGCAACATTTATTGTTAGAGTGGCATCACTTTCGATGCTTAACGCTGGCATTGATATTGATGATGAGTTGATTGTTGATCGTAGTCTTGATGCTAAACACAACGATATTGTTGTTGCACTTATAGATAATGATTTTACTGTTAAACGCTTAATGATTGATGAAAATGAGCGTTGGTTAAAAGCTGAAAACCCAGATTATGATGATATTCATCTTCATGACGGGCAAGAACTAATAATTTGGGGTGTAGTTACTTATATTCTAAAAAATACAAGAAAAAAATCATGAGACATGAAGATAAAGTCTTTTTTCTCATAGATGTAAATAACATGTACGTCTCATGTGAACGAGTCTTTAATCCAAGTTTAAACAATAAACCAGTCATCGTTTTGTCAAATAACGATGGATGTGCCGTTGCGCGCAGCAATGAAGCAAAAAATTTAAATATAAAAATGGGGGTGCCATTATTCCAGATCAGAGACATAGTAAAAAAACACAATGTTATTGTTCTCTCTAGCAATTATGAACTTTACGCTGAAATGTCGCGCAGATTTCATAAGATTCTTGCATCGTATGTAACTGATGAAGAAGTTGAGAAATATTCAATAGATGAGTGTTTTGTTGATTTTTCAGCTTATGAAAAAAATTTTGACCTAGAAAAGGTCGCTCAGGATATGCGCCTAAAAATATGGAAATGGATTGGTTTGCCCGTGTGCGTAGGTATTGGTCGCAGCAAGACGGAGGCAAAGATATCCAATCATATAGCTAAGAAAAATCAAGGCTTTAACGGCGTTTGCGATCTCGTAAACATGGATCCGTGCAATAAAGAATATTACTTTGCTCAAATAGATGTGAGTGAAGTCTGGGGGGTCGGCCGTAAACATGCAAAAAAGTTGCAAAGCATGGGAATTAATACGGTACTTGAGCTAGCTTGTGCTGAACCACGTGAAATGCAAAAACGCTTTTCTATTGTTATGGCTCGTACTATTAACGAGCTACAAGGCATCTCTTGCCTAGAAATTGAAGACACTCCGCCATCTAAAAAGCAAATTATTAAGTCATGTTCTTTTGGTGCGAAAGTTACCGAACTTATTGACCTACAAGAAGCAATAGCCATGCATGCACAAGAAGCATGTAAGAGATTGAGAGATGATGAATCATTATGCGGCTGTCTTATTGTTTTTGTTCAATCAAGTCCTTTTGATGAAAATGTACCGTTTTATAACAAGTCAATAACCGGCTCATTTTCACAACCAACAGATTGTGCGTTAGATTTCGTAAAAGCTGCAACAAAAATGCTATCTCACATTTTTAAAGAAGGTATTAAGTATAAGAAGTGCGGTGTGATACTAACTGGGCTAGAACCCAAAACAGGTCACACTTATGACCTGCTCACAGATTTCGAAGCTATAGAAAAGAAAGAACAATTGATGAAAACACTAGAGAACGTACACACAAAATTCGGAAAGAAAAAACTCGGTATAAGTTCGTGTTATGTACCAGGTCGCAACTGGTCAATGTCACGAGACAAATTAACTAAGAATCCATTTAAATGGGATGAACTACCTTTAATAACTAAATGAGCAATTTTTTGCTCACTTTCGAAGGATTTTATCAATTTTGAGCAATTTTTTGCTCATTTTTCTATCAAAAACTTAAATGAAATTTCCATTTATTCGACTAGATTAATATTTATGATTATCTAAAATAAGCTAACCTCAGAAATACTCAAAGTTATGAATCAAAAAATTAAAGTTTTATTAATAGATACTATTGGTTGGATTACTTCCATTTGTATCATATTTTTCTTTTTCACTCTTTGGTTATATTCCTACAATCAAATTGATAACCCATTAAAAGAAGCTTGGTCCCTAATGGTAAGCATACTTTCAGCTTTAGCTACTATTGGGGCAGCAATAATTGCAGCTAGTTTATTTAATGATTGGAGAGATTCTCAAACAGGCTTAAATAGATCTGAACTTGCTAGAAATACACAAACATCTTTATATAAACTTGTAAGTTATCTTGATTTTTATCATAAGTATGTAATGACACAAAAACATTTATGGAACTCAAAAAACTTCCCAGAGATTAGTAAAAATTTAATCGATCAGGCAGAAAAAATACCTAACGAATGTGAAGAAAGAAGAAGTATATTTCGCAATGAATGCGAAGAGCTCTATAAACAATTTCTGATCGATTTAAAGATTTATGAAAAGACCTTCGACTCCGATCTTAATCTAGATTTAGATCGAATCCGACATTACAGAGGATGTATTGGAGGAATGCTAAGAGACCTATCACAATCAAAATCAGCTTTTGAATTAAATGCAATGACAAATCATCTAAAGAATTCCGAAAAACTATTTAATAAAGAAATACTTGATATAGTAACTTCTGAAATGTCTCAATATATTAATTTAAAAGTAAAATAGTATTTTTATAAATACTAAGCTTTAAAAATCCTCAATTGAGGATTTTTTTTATTACTTTTACCCAAATATATAGAATCACATCATTCTTGATCGTATGAGCTGTGCATCCAAATAAATAAAACTATACAGCACTGTCTATCCCTCTTTGTTAACATTCCTCTGCTTCATGAAAATAAGAAGGTATAGATTTGGCAACCCCATATATAACTATTGGCTGCCCTACTACTGGAGGGGGCCAAGTAATCTCAGGAAACAGTTCGTTTCTAATTGACGGCATTGCCGTTGCTTGTGTCGGTGATAAAGCAACCTGCCCAACACATAAAATTGTCGCAACGATTGTATCTGGCGATCCGAATATGCAAATTTTCGGTAAAGCTGCAGCTCGTGTTAATGACTCTCTTTCATGTGGTTGTAAGCTTCTACCTAAACAAAATTTGGTCGTTCAAGACAACGGCGGTGGAGCCGCTTCTTCTGCTGCTAAATCATCACCAGCCCCAATGTCTCAAAAACAACCAGCAACAGACAGCTTTGTAAAAGATGAGTACGAGAATTACTACATAGAACAAAATAAAACAACAATGGTCCCATTCAAAACGATGTTAATGCCATACGATCAAGATAGAACAAACTTATTTGGTGTAATGTCACAAATGGTATCGGGCGCTTGTAACTTTGAAGTAACCCACCAAGTCAAAAAAGATCAACTCTTTGTAACTGCAACCTTACTACCTCCTACTGTTAGAGCTGATGCAACAATCATCCCACGTGCTGTTCTTCGCTTATTTAAGAAAGATAAACAGATAAGTGACACAATCACTTTAAAAGTCGGTAAGGGCTACTGGAATACGGCAAATGATAAACAACCTGTAGGTAGTTGCGAGGTTAAGCTACCTGTACCAGACTTAGAAGTAATTAAGGCAAAGCTTACAATGAAATATGATGCGAAATTTGATGGCGGTGTAGTCGTAACTTCTCCCCCAGACGTAACTTATGAGTTTACAATTACTTCGGCGGCAAGACGTAAAGCATGAAAAAGTATTTAACCCTATTTATCATTGGCTCAGCACTTCTAAGTGGATGCAGCAATGCATCTGATAGCACTAAAAATTCAGAAGTAAAAACTGAGACCCCTGCGCCTAAAGCCTTATCTGCTGAAGATCAGAAAATTATTAATAAACATAATGAGTACGTTCAAAAATACTCTATGGAAGATAAAGATGTCTTTCAAAAGCATATGCGCGAGATACTTCCTGAGGTCGATAAAATCACGGATAAGCGAAAACGTGAGCTTCTTCAAATGAATATATATATGATTTTGAATGACTATGATAAAGCGCATGCTTTAAATGATAAGCAGCTTGCACAGAAACCAAATGACACAGCACGACTTACATTTAGATGTCAGTTACTTTCACTACAAGGGAAAGAAGCCACTTCGATTAATAGGTGCTATGACTATGTGGCAGAGGTTCTAAAAGTAGAGCTGAACAAACCAGAAAATAAGAAGGACCCAAATTATAAGCAAGCTGAATTTTCATACTTACTTGTAAAATATAAAGCTGGGCACCTTGAATACAAAGAGAAAATGAGGAAATTCATTGATAGTACAAATGATGAAGCTCTAAAAGCCTCTTTACAAACTGTCTACGATGCAGAAATAAATAATTAATTAAAAAGCCCTGAATATTCAGGGCTTTTTTTAAAGTGCTTTAACGCAAATAGATACGTTTACATTGCTATTGATTGTATGTGCCGTACAGCCACATAAAAGAAAGCTTAGTAATAGTAACTTCATTATGCTTCAGTAACTCTAATTGCTGTCACGCCACTTAATTGCGGTAAGTTGTAACGTTTGCTAGCTGGTTGAGTTGTACGACCATACCATCTGAATTCTTGAAAGTCAGAGTCATTATAAAGTGCATAACAAACTTTATTAGACTGATTGCCTCCAAGGCATACTAACTTTCCAGACTTTTTGTCACGGCCAACTACAAAACAAACATGCCCACCACCCTTTCGAGTTTTAATAGCTACACAACCGTAAGCGGGTTTAGCTAATTTTGTACCATAATTCACATAATCCAATGCACGGTACCAATGCTTAGGATAAGCAATTCCAGCTGATTTCAAGCAATGTGCAACGAAGGTCCCGCACCAAGCCGTTTCATCGTCAGCCCACCAAGCTTTTAGCTCCGAGAGCCATTTTAAAATAGTTGGGTTATGCTGTTTACCAGGTATTTCTTGAAGGCCAAGATGCTTTTTTGCTTCTGCAATCCAAGCTAATTCATCAGGCTTTGTTGGTGTTGGGATATTCAATAAAGAATTGATCCCTACTAACTGGCCTGTTAATTGCGGGCCATTAAGTCGTGGTTGAGAAATTTTCTTTCCAATCCATGACAGAACAAGCATCAAAGTACCAGTAACAAATGCATGATATTTTTCAGGAATAACTTCATAATCAACACCCCATTGTAGTGCTGGCAATAAAATTAGCATGATGAATGCACCTACGGCGGGTAACTTAACAGATAGATACTGCCAAGCATTGTTTTCAATTAACTTCATTCATCTTTCCTCTTTCGTAAATTATCTTGCTCTAGAGCTTCTAAAGCTTTGATTCGTAATTCGCTTTCTTTTTCACGTAATTCACTTTCTTTACGTTCTCTGCGGTCACGTCTCCACTGAAAAATGAAACTTATGAATAGGCCAACAACAGCCACTATTGCACCTATATAGCTCAACCAATTAATTGAAGTTAAAGAACCAAATGCGCTTGCTAAACCACTCCAGAAGGTAGTTTTATTAGCAAAAGTTGTGACTGTGACTTCAATTGCCTGATGATCAGACATGACCTATTCCCCACGTTTCATTTGGAGCTATTTTTGCAAGTGTTATTGTTCTAAATAGAGTATGGTTCCAAATACAAAGCACGAAAAAAGTCTGAATTAATCAGACTTTTCTACATAAAAACTATCGGCCTCTACTTGCTAGGGCATTTAATCCCTTAATGACTTCTTGACCTAATTTTAAGAATACGTTGTGACGTTCAATTTCATTTTCTAAATACTTCTTGCGGTTTTCCCATGCTGATGAATTGAAGTAAGTACTTTCAAAACTCAAAGGCATTTTTAATGCATCCGATAAAGGCATTGGGCAGTTTTCAGAAATACTACTTGCTGTCTCAAGCAAAAGATCGGTCCAACTCTTTGATGATTCCTGTAAAGACGGAAGCGGTGCGAAATCGTGCAGGCGCGTCATCTGCACCTCTTTCCACTAAAATACCGTAGTTATCAACGCTTAACCGTAAATGAGTAAATAACTCATTGTTTAAATTATTAAAGTCTTGATAGCACAAATCAAAATCACTAGCTGGCATTTTCTTAATGAAATCTAGCCGCTGCTTAAATTGTTCTTCAAATAATTGAGGATTTGTTCTATCCGGCAATAAAGCTAAGTGCTCATGATTAGAATAACTCAACTGAAAAGCCATCATGCAGGCAATCCATTCAGCGACATTCTTACAATTTGCCTCTAAGAACTCCGCTTCCATTCCAATAAGCTGTCTAACCGTAATTCCATTTTGCGTAGTTTCAGTTTTCCAATTATTTTCTGATTGAAGGAAAACTTTAGACCAGTCAGTGTTCACCTCCAACATAGTATTACTTTGTTTCTCAAGATACTTAAGCAGCAATAAATACCGCTCTTGAATTGTTAAAAGTAAAGGATCCACATTATCTAAAACTGACTTCACAAAGGCTGAAAGTCTTTTTTCATTTAAATTCGGGGCAATGATCGAAATTTTAAGACATTGCTCAAAACTCAATTCATGCATTTGAAAAGTACTATCGCCTATTGGCACCGGATCAAATGTAATCATTATTTGACTCCATACAATGAGTAAATATCTTTCGAATCCCATGCAGTTCGACTCAACAAACTAATATTGACGGCCAAACTTAACCGGTTCCCCTTTTCATCAATGGGCGCGACAATTGGCGCGGAAACGCTTTCAATAATGAAAGGCTTATAAGTTTTGCCGTGAGTAGTAAGAGATACAAACGGTGGAATGACACCTGAAAACAAGCCTTCTAAAGTAGTATTTGAATCGTTAACTACATTCTGCAGCGTAGACTCAGAAGATAATGTTACTGGTACGCTCCAAGCCTCTAATTGCATGATCTTGTCTTCAACTTCTGTTTTCGCATCACTAAAAGCCAAGAAAAAAATTGATAAATTAAGTCGTACTGAAGAAGTAGATAAAAATACTTGTGTTGTATTCACTTTAGTTAGATTTGTACGTCCTTCTACACTCTGCATAGCATCTTGGACCCCAAGTTTAGATAAAACTTGCAATATAGGATTGCTTTTCATTTGTTCGGCAGTTTGAGATAACTGCCCCGATTGTAGCCCTGCCATCAACATCGGCATTTTTAATTCTGGATTGCTATTCTCAAATGGGGTCTGCCATTGACTCTCTATACTCTTATCACCATCAGTTAAGAGTGCTCGAATTACTGGTGAAGAAGCAATAGAATTACCTTCTTTATCACAAAGTGAAAACTCTGCATATTTATGTTTTGAGATAGAACGATATAAGGGATCAGCTTCTGTCTCTGGTAATTTTGTTTTTGCTGTGTTTATAGCTGGTGCATATGCTAAAGCTTTGGACATAATAATGGCCCTATTCATTGAATAAGGCCATTATTTACAATGAGGAAAGTTTAAAAATTAGTAAGTTCCAACTCCACAAGAAAAATATTTTAGTTTTCGATATCTTTATCATCACGTTCAAGCCAAAAGACATCTTCAAACTTCTCGCATACACCAGCTTTTTTGAGTTCAGTGTAGATTAAAAAAGCCGTTTCAATTGTGATATTTTTTCCTTTTTCTGCGTTAAGTAATGCGCCACTTACAACTTTGCCATTACTAATGAAACCGCATCTTTTCGATAGCTCATAGACGGTCATACCAGCCTGTTCTCGTAGGTTAGTAATTTTGTTATTCACAACCAT